AATTAAATGCTATTAAAATAGGTGGTTCTTATCGTATACCTGTTGATGCTTTGCAACTTTTCCTAAATAGAAAGAATCAGCAAATATCCTCTCAAAAATATGACCTTTTCGGAAGACCAATTCCTAGTTCAGAAAGGAAAACAAAGAAGCAACTAAATGAAGAAGTATATTGGATTGATATAAGCAAGGAATGGATAAACCCTTCTCACTCCAGTATGACCTTTGTTGATTTATTTTGTGGAGCAGGAGGTCTTTCAAAAGGTTTGGAGCAGGCGGGGCTTAATGGAATCTGTGGGTTAGATTGGTTTGAAGAAGCTGGTATGACCTATAAGCGTAATTTCAAACATACATTTATAAATGGAGACATAACCCTCCCTGAAAAGAAACAAGAGTTTTATAATGTTGTTCGAGCAAAGTTAAATGGACAAAAACTAAGTATTGTGGCGGGAGGATTTCCATGTCAAGGATTCTCTATGGCAGGAAATCGCATAGTAGATGATCCAAGAAATTCATTATACAGAGAAATGCTGGAAATAGTTCGAGAACTTCAGCCTGAGTTTGTTATTTGTGAAAATGTCAAAGGGCTTAGATCTATGCTTGGAGGACGTGTTGAACAAAAAATCATAGAGGATTATCGTGCTATAGGCTATAATATGAATGTTGCTACATTATGTGCAGCAGACTATTTTACTCCTCAAAAAAGAGAAAGGGTTATTTTTATTGGAAATAGAATTGGTGCTACAAATTATCATCCTAAGCCAATATTGGCACCAGAACAATATATAACAACAGGGCAGGCTATTGGCGATTTGATAGATTATCCAGAAGATTCTTCGTTTAACCATGTTCCAACAAAACATCGTCCCGATATGCAACAAAGAATTATTGATTGTCCAGAAGGAGAAAGTCTTTATAAGGGGTATTCAGATGCATGGAAAAAATGTCCATGGAACGAGGCTTCTTGTACAATAAAAGAAAACCATGGTGGAGTTAATATTCACCCAAAACTTCCTAGAGTATTGACAGCACGGGAAATGGCTCGGTTACAATCGTTTCCTGATGATTTTATTTTTGAAGGAAAAAAGAATAAACAGCTGGTACAAATAGGAAACGCCGTTCCTTGTCTCTTGGGAAAAGCTATCGGCTTATCTGTTCGTAAATCTGCTAATGACCTTTAATATCCTAATGCAATACAAGGAGACACATTTGTTCCAAATTAATAAATATGTCTCCTTGTATTGCATTAGTTATAAAGTTGTGTAGAACCGTAATAACGATGAAGCAAGATGAGCATAGGCTTATGCTTTCTTCATCGAAACAGAACCTTTATAGTCTTTGTAGGGCGACTTCATATCCATATAGCGGAAATTCTGTGGCGGTATTTCCTTGGGTATTTCCATATAGTTGCCATAACAATAAGAAAGGTAGGCATCGGGTTGGGCTACTCCCATAAGTTCTACTCCTTCAAACATAATGGGCGTAGGCGTACCATAGACCTCCTTGGGGAGTATGCCTCGTTCGGGGCGATTGTCGTGGTCGGCTGCCAATTTACTGTCCGAATACGAGTATTCCGACTGTATTTTGGTGAGCACCCGATGTATTTTCTGTGGTGAAAGTATCTTTTGCAGGGTTTTGTAGAACAGGCAGCCAATGCCTTTTCCGTGCTTGTAAGGGTCGCGCTGCGAGTAGTAGAGCAGTTTGTTTACGAAGTTGTAGCGCATGTAATGGTACTTGCGGGCAAGTCGGTTCTCGGTCATTCCGTCGATAGGGAATACATCTACGGGAATGCCACCTAAGAATTTAAAGCTGCGACGCAGTATGTAAGTAGTGCGCTTGTCTTGTATGCGTGCGAATTGGTAGGGGTAATGGCTTGCTTTCGTGTAGTCTACAAGTTCGTATTCTTCGGGCAACCATTCGTTGGCGTGTGCCAACAGCACCTCGTAGTCGTGGCGTGGAAGGGCTACGTCGGCATCGTCGTCCCACGGAATGAAGCCGTGGTGGCGCACCGCTCCAAGCATTGTGCCTGCAATCATGAAGTATTGCAGGTTGTGCTTGCGGCAAACCTTATCAATGGCTTTCAGTATGCCTAAGATAATGAATATATTCCGACAGTATGACCAGGAGCGCACCGAGGTAGTGGTTACTCAAAACCAACAAGCACACGAACAATTCCGCTATAGGGAGAATCGCACGGAGAGTTATGACGATGATCTGGAGCGGCTTTGTAAAAAGATGAGGAAGTTTTGATGTGTCATTTTTGTTTTTATTTGAACACCCGCTAAAATCCAATTTGGAAATAAGCGGGTGTTTTTTTAATTTTGCAACTTAAAAGGGAATAAAATGGGAGCTACAACAAAACAACAACGACGATTTACATTGCTATTCTACAATCTTATCCGAGAGGAGTACTACAAGCTCTCGGAGCAAAAAAAATACACTCATAGTTATATAGTGGCTACACTTTCAGAGAAGTTCTTTCGCTCAGAGAGAACTATTGAAAACATTATCTTCAATAGGGTCTAATCTACTCCTACAAAAAACCTATTATCTTCGTCTTCCACCATTAAACGCACCTGAGTAGGTTCATAGTACTTCATGGCACTACTATCGTGCAATTTACATTCAAAAGTAACTTGGTATAGGTTCCCCGCGGTACCTGTATCCACTGGGGCGAAAGCTATACGACGCATAGAGCTATAGTTTCTGCCCGATGTGCCGTGAAAGTTACCAAAAAGGGCGTCTAAGCTCTTGGTAAATTCCAACGCCCCCTCTTGATTATAAGCCCCCTTGAAGGTATCTAAAAAAGTCTCGTAATACAAATAAAAATCAACTTGCAGGTCTACTATCTGTACCAGTTCTCCTATATCATTGATTTGAGCGGAGCGAAAGCCAATAAATACAGCGGGGGTACCAAAGGGGTGTTCCTCGGCTAAGAAGCCTACTTGGTTATGCCAAAGGTCTATCCAGTGAATTTCGGGCATTTTCTCACTGATACGCTCAGCGAGTTCTATGTATAAGTCTTGCCAATGTTCCATTATTCAAAAGTTAAGTGTTTTTCTGCTTGTAGCATTTCCTCTATGATGAGTTTTTCTAATTGTTTGTCCAAGGTATAGCTTTCTCCTATAAACTGCCTTTTAGGAATATGAATAGTAAGGGTTTCTTTCTCGGTTAGTGCCATCCACTTGTAGCGACTATTCTGTGTCTTATAGTACATAGCCCAAAAGTATTTTCGCATTTTCTCAGTTACCCTTACGCTGATCGTCCCTCCCTCATTGTGTATAGCCGCATAGCTCAATTTTTCCCCTGCGGAAATCACTACCCTTTCAGGCGATTGCTCGGCTATACGCAGGCTATTCTTGAGCGTAAGCGACTGCTGTAGTGTTTTATGAGGAAACGCGTCTACACGCTTCACCCAAGGGATAAACGAAGTATCTGTAAATCCTTGTTTTATGAAAGATTGTAGAAAGAATGCACGCGCTTTTTGGGCGACCTTTGGGGATATGTTTTTAAATATCTCCCTTGCTATAGATTCAAAGTTAGGAGTCTGAAAGTTTGCCATAAATAGAATTTAAATCATTTTTATTTGCTATTTAAAAAATGTTTTGTACCTTTGCGGTGTCTAATAAGTGATTATTAGACTGCGACGCGGAGAAATCCAAGTCGCTCCCATTAGAGCCTTAGCAGTGATGTTAAGGCTCTATTGCTTTTAGACGGGTAGTTACTTTATCAAAATCAGTCATTAGCTCTTTTGTTGTAAAAGAGATAGCCTTATTTCCATAGATAAAAAATACTTCTTTTAACCATTCTCTATTGTTATAGCTTAAAATTTTCCCTTTTAAGCTTCTTACAACTCCAATAGCCTCCCAATTTTTGAAGTCAGAAAGGTCAAAAACAACAATTTCTGCTCCTTGCTCTTTTGCTTTTCCTAAGTTGCTTTTTACACTTGTATAAGAACTTGTTTCTTTCCTATCGGCAATTTTACTATTTATCTCATATTCGGGGTTCTTATGATTTTGTATTTCCAAATGCGGGCGTATATTCATACTTACGCCCAAGTTATCGGCAATAACAATAGCACTTTTAAGGTTTTTATCAAGGTCGCTTTCGTCGGCAAAGGGGCTTACCTTTACCACAGCCCCATTTTTAGCCTCATAGACTTCCGTATAGGGTGCTTTTAATTTGCTTAGTTCAAAGGCTTTTTTGGTGTCGCTATCGGCATCTAAAGCGAGGGCAAAGTAAGGGTGAGGTTTACCCTGGTTTGTACTATCCTCTTTGAACACTTGCCCACTAATGGCTACATTACCACGAAACTCTTTAGGGAAGTCTTTCTCACTAAGAGTATTAGGGGCAATGCGTTCCTGTGAAGCAGGTTCGGCTGTCTGGACTACGTAGCATCGACAACGCCAGCCATTGGGTGGGTAGCATACTTTCCAAAAGTTGCTGTCAATAGGGGCTATAAATCCGTCTAACAGTTGGTGGCTTTCTCTTACTTTGTTGTCCTTTACAGTCATATACTTTAAGTTAGGGTAGATGTCCTTCATACGCATATATTCCTGCCAATTAGCGGCATGGTAGCCCGCTTGTTTGGCTGTTTGCCACTCAGCTTGAAGGTAGTTCTTGTTGTACTTAGGGTTTAGCTTCTGTACCTCTTGTAGGAATGTTTGCCAGTTCTTACCTTTGTCCGAACGTAAGATTTCATTTATCTGCTCAAGGAGTACATAGTTTTTTGCCCCGCTAAACTTGTATAGGTTACGTTGCATTTGGAGTACTTCGGGTGAGATAGCTCCCGTTTGCTTATTTACCCTAAAGTTATCTTTTCCAAATCCCTCCCACATAGCTCCATTGAGTTCTTTGTAGGTTTCTAAAATATAGCCGTCAGAAAGTTCTCCTTTTTTGAGAGTGCCGTTGTATCTATCTTTGGCAATTTGCTCCATTACCTTTAGCCAACCTGTAAGGTCCAAGGAGTGGGTGTCGTGCGCACACTCGCAGTGGCTATGTGTATAGAGCTGTTCCACGCGTAAAAGGGCTCGACGCAGTTGCCAACGCTCGTTTAGGGCGTTATCGTATAGGCTTTTTTTTTTGAGCCTTCCACTGGTGGAAGGTTAGGGGTTTGGCTTTTTATACCTACTATCTTGAGTCCTGTAATGGTTTCTACTTGTTCGGGGTCAAAATCATAATAAGCACCTAATGTATCTACCATCTTACAAAACTTCTCGGCTGTTAGGGGCTCTTCGTCGTCCCATTCAAAACGCAAGTCTTTTAAAGGCGCATAGGCGGGTGAGAGCTTCACCAACAGTGGTATGAGCTTCTTATTGATAATATGCTTTACAAGCAGTTTGTCGCTTTGAAATCGGTAGGAAGCCAGCTCAAACTGTACCTCTACTGATCCTACAAAGCCTTTCTCGTCGGTGAGACCAGTTCCGCCTAAAAAGCGTTTAGAGATTTCGTTATCGGCACGCTTGATGAGGGTGTCAAAGACTTCGGCATTGTTGTTTTGCGAGATGTTTGGCACTTCAAACTTTTCATTGCCACGCCCTACCATAAAGGCATTGCGTTTGAAATTTGTAGCCATTTCAAAGAGTTGATTAAGGCGTGTATCATCTTCCCTTTCCGTGGTGATAAAGAGAGGAGGCACGCCGTACTTTTCAATGAAGTCAAGCCACGAACCCAAACCGAGTTTTTTGGCTAAGATAATAGGGGCGGCTAAAGCATATTGTCCTAAATCGTTGTAGTCCTTACCCACTTGGATATAGAAGTTAGCGAGGTTACCCTCTTTGTAGGGGGTGCCTGTAGTGTCGCCTGCTTCCTTGAGTACAATACCTTTGAGAGGGTTGAAGTAGGGTTGCTCTATTTCGGTTACTTCGGTAAGCTCGCCGTTCTCATCGGTATTGAACAGCTCAATAAGGGTAGTACCTTGAAACTTACTCATCAGTACGAGTTTGATAAAGTCTTGAAACCACATCGTTTCCAAAAGCTCTTTAGCGTCCTCGTTGCGTTCTTTCTTAGCGTTCACAAGGCGAAAAGGTGACTGTTGTGTTTTGGCGATACGGCTTTCAATCACTGAGCCAAGATGGTTGTCCTGCTCTAAGTTGTCGTATAGTTGGCTTAGCTTTAGCTTTTCGGGGTTATCGGGGTTAGTAGCGAGCATTACCCCCATTTTCCAATCGTTAAGGGTTTCTACTCGCAACATTTTGGCTTGGTAGCTTATGTATTGCGAAGCAGCAGTATTGGTACGCCCTGCTAATGCCATTTTGAGCATAGCAAAGGGGGCACTGGCTACAAAGTAGGCTTGTACACGGTTATAGGCTTTTTGTAAGATATTCATTGGTTATTAGATATAAAAGTCATTGTTAGTAAGGTTACCATAGAGGAAGCGTGCCGAACTTCCCTTTTGCTCATTGGCAGGAGGTTTAGGCAAATCTTCTAAAATGTAAATACCTTTGGAGAGCTTGTCCAACATACCCTCCGCCCATTCCTTTTGTTTCTCGGTATTGCTGTTAGGGTTATACTTGCGATAGGCGTTGCGTGAAAAGACGTCGGAGAGGACAAAGAAGGTAAGCATACGTGCCAATAGTACATTGTAGTGGGGGCGTTCTGGGTCAAAAATACGCTCCACATCATAATACCTCTTTAAAAGGGTTTTAAAGACGGCAATATGTTCGGCTTCACTCTCGGTGAGGGCCTGCTCAAAGTCTTGGCTACTCTCATCAATTGCCCGCTCAAAGGCTTTGGATATAAGGTTTTCTTTTCGGATATAATACATAATTTCACCATCTATTAAAGTTATTCATTTTGCCCATTAACACTTTAAAGCTATTGTTAGGCATATAGGCTTCAAGGTCGGTAGTACATATTTGGTGGGCATCAGGCCAGTCGTCGTGGGTTTTGTACTGGGGCTCTATACTCTTGAGTTGTCCTGTACCCGTTTGCATATCTACTGATCCTTTGAGGTTCTCGTTATAGAATACACGCCCATTCTGATAGTAAGGCTGCATACTCATAATGCGGTCTATCTTACGAGTCTTATCCAAGGTACGCTTGGTAAGGTTGAGGGTAATGCCTGTTTCTTTTTCTACCTCGCGAATAGTACGCTGTACCTCATCGTTCCAAAACTGCGCTTCATACTGCCAATGAACCACAACTCCTGCAGGTAGGTGCTTTTGAAACTGACACATCCATTCTACAGCTGCCCGCATTTTCGTCTGCCTACAAAAGGTATCAATCACGTAGAACTTACGCTCTTTAATACCCTGCACTACTACAGCATTGTAGTCACTGGTGGCATTGCCCGCGTAGGCAATATCCCAATGTCCGATGATGTACTCCATAGTACGAAGTTGAGGAAGTTTTACCCATTGGAATTGCTCCTCTTTAAAAATTACCCCCTCAATGTAGGGACTATTGTTATACTCGGCATTAGCAGCAAGCTCTCCAATCCCATTGTCACCATACACCAACTCATAGAAGTAGGTATCATCATATTTACCCACCCACGTAGGAGCGTAGGTTACAGGATCATAAGCGTTTACTTGGTGTACCTTCCACTTGGGATGCTTTTCCTGTAACATTGTCTGTATCATCACAGGAGCGAAACGGTTATTTGCCTGCACAAAGCGGCGATACTTACCATCCATAGTAGGAATAAGAGCGGTATCTATCCACTTTACTACCTCCTCTTGTCGGCGTGGGTTTTTGTTTATCTCTTTATCCTCTAAGTCGTCAGCTACAATAAAGGTAGGGCGTTTGTTCTTAACACGAAGTCCACGTGTATTTTGTCCCATACCAAGCGCCTGCCCTATAAAACCTCCTTTTGTAATAAAGAAGCCGTCTTCCCAAGTGCCTAACTGTTTTTGCTCACCAAAGTCGGCGAGGATACGCGGGTTAGCTTCAAACTCTGCTTTAATATCCTCCAACAGCTGCTCGGCACGCTCATAGCTATTACCAATAATCACCAAGTACATAGGTTCGCCTTGCAACCACAGCCAAAAGGGTATAAAAATATCATTCCATACCGATTTAGCAAGCGCCCGCCCCCATTGGCAAAAGCCCTTAAAAGTAGGGTTCTTTTGTACCATTTTAGCCCATTCTATTTGGAAGTCAGCGCAAGGAGCATCGGCATAGTGAGGGAAGTAACGTTCCACCATTAGGCGCGGGTTCTTACGGCACGCCTCTATATTTGCCTTACGCTCTTCTGCGGTTTCATTGGCAAAGCGTGCCCCTGCACTCTTGGCAAAGGCTATCTTTTGTAAATACCGCTCTTTGGCTATTTTATCTTCTACTTTCATTGTTTAAAACTTTTTATCGGCTACCTCGTGTAGGTGTTCCTCTTGGAAATCTAAAGTAAGTATATAGAGCTTCTCATCTTTGAGGCGTAAGGCTTCAAAGATACTCTCCATTACCTCTATATACATTGAAAGGGTAATTTTAGTCCCCTTTATAAGATTCTCAATACGCTTATTCCACTTAGCAATAGCGTCATCTATGGTAGCACATTCCTTACGCAAATCAAGCAGTTCCATCTGCAAAGTAGTCTTCCGCTCCTTGTCAGCGGTTTTAAGTTCAGATTCATTCTCCTTTATCTGCTCAATCACCTGTAGGCGCCTATCGGTAAGGGAATCTACCACAAGTTGGGTACGCTCTATACGTTCCTTGCCTGAATTGGCTTTGGCATCACGTATCTTGCGCCACTCTCCCTCAGTAGCCCATCGGTCTACTGTACGTTTATTGACGCCAAGTTGCCCCGCTATCTCCTCAGAAGATTTGCCTTGCTCGATGAAGAGAATACGCGCAGATTTCTTTTCTATTTCTTTGGCCATAGTCTTATTTTTATGGTGCAAAGTTCCGTAATGCCCCCCACGTATGAAAATTCTTGTTCTGAAATGGGTCGGATTTACTGCCTTTTTTGGGTCGGATTTACTGCCTATTTCGGAATGTCAATTTGTGGGGGTGCCAACTTCTTTGGAATTTTGCACCGCAGAGAGGCAGGTAGCACCTGCTGGCAATCAACTTTTAAAAACAATGACTAAGCAAACAAAAGGACATAGTATAGCAAAGATAAACGCTCAGGCAGGTGTATTGGAGCTCCGTATTACAGGGCAGATATACTTTGGGTGGACAGCCTCCGACTTTCGTTATGAGGTAGACAGAGCCCTAAAAGAGGGGATCACCTC